TTAGCCATTAGTTCACTTCGAGTGTTTCTGTTTGTCTATCTAGCACAGATGATGCAGAAGATCGATCAGTTTCTAATCTTAGGATATAATTCCTCAGAGGTTTAATACTTGAATCATCTTTTGGTGTTACAGTAATTTTGATATCACCAGTACCATTCAACATACGAGTTGGTTCAAATCCTACAAAAGAAACAATTCCTGTATCGGTATTATATTGACCAACGTTATCAACAATGATGTTATCATCAAGGTCGAATATAGCAAGTTGACTGCTATTTAATCTATTTTTTACTATACAAACTCTACCACCAAACTCAAACGCATCTGTAAATAAACGATGGAAGATATCATCTGGATCAGCAATTGCACAAGGGAACTGGATATCAAATGTATTCAGTGTCGCAACAGTTACTCCTTGTCGCATCTGAACCTTAACATCAATCTTGGTATTCAGTACTGCCTTTCCAAGTGCATCAATTTCTGTTAACAAATTACTTTTACGGAATACCTTCTTGAATGTATTCAGATTTCTTGCAAAGTAATTTACGATATATTGCTGAATATTTGTTTCCTGACTTTGACCAGACAGACCAGTAAGTGATGGGTCAAAGTTGAAAGAAGTAGTAAGGATTAAGAATACATCTTCTGGATCTACAAACTTAGGAGTCATAGACATAGTAGAAAGATTCTTCACATAGTTAGCACGAATCTGATCTTCTACTGCTTGTTTACTTGCGGCAGGTGTTCCCGTCGAATAATTTAAAGAAATATAAACCGCACCATAATCCAACGGTACATTCTCATCACCAGACCAAACTGCTGCTTCCTCTACTTCAGAAAAATTAGTTTCAATGATTGCTTTATAATCGAGAGAAGTAACCAACCTTTGCTGAGAAGCAAATGCAATAGGTGCTAGTTGACGAATAGATTCAATTGATTGTTTCGCTTTACCGCCACTTGATTCTGAAGATAAAACTACATTCAAAATATAATTTACACCATTGACAGTGACCTGACCACTTGCTGTAAACACATTGCCGCCATTTGCTTCTTCACCTTTAGAAGAAAGATAAGTGACTACAATCTTTTGTCCTGGTTCTGGCGATTTACCAAACGAAGTTCCATCACCAAAGTTTATTTCGTATGTGCCGTTCGGTGACTCATGAATGCTATAATAAGTTGTTTCAGAATCAATACGAACCGCAGTTGAAAGTGGTGTATATTCTGTAAATGTATTTGAAGTAAGACTATCGAAAACTAAAACACGTGCTGTGGACTTATCCATTGTCTCGTCAGGAATGATATAAATTTGTCTTTCATTCTTTTGACCAACAATAAATGTTTTTGTTTTTTGTACACCCTCAAATACAGGAATATCAGTTGAACCAGCAGTAGTTTTGAATTCGTAAGTTCCAGATCCATTATCCCTAGCAACAAATGCTTCAAGTGTTCTAAATGTATATGAAACACCGTCTATTGAAGTTGTAAACTGTGTACCACGAGGAATGCTAATTGTAACAGGACGACCAACAACGTTTGTTAAATTAAGAGAAAGTTCTAGCAGTGCCTTTGATGATGTTACCGAACGAGTTTCATACCCGAGCATAGAAGCATGTGAAAGAACTGAACTTCTCAATTGAGCAGTTGGTAGGAATGCTTCATTCAATGCAAAGTTTGCAGTCAAAGCATTTACATGAGTGTTATATGCTAAAACATCTAAAAGATTGTTTAGTCCAGCACCTTCGAAGTTGTATGAATTAAATTCATCATTATTTTTAAAATAATCTTTAAGTCGATTTTTGATTGTATTAAAATCAAGATCAGCGGATTGTACTGTGGTTGCCATTTATCTTAACCTCGTAAGTGCTAATTCTAATGTGACAGGTTCTACTGAGTTTAAAACCTGAAATACAAGAGTTACATGAATCGTGTTTGTTTCAGGTTCTAAACTCATAAAAACTTTTTGCATTTTTGCACGTGGTTCATGTATTTGTATGGTTTCAAAAATTTGATCTCTGAGAATATCTGCTTCGACATTCGTATCAAGTTCAAATAGAAAACTGTTTAGGTTGCCGCCATATGTGTTATTGAACGGTTTTTCCATAAAGTTAGTCATCAAAATATTTTTGACTGACTGCTTTACCGCTGCGGCATCTGCCTTTTTGTATATGTCACCAGAAGGTTTTGGAGAGAAAAATAAATCTATGTCTTTGTAACTGACAGCTTTAGTGCTGGCAATACTGGTAGTGCTAAGATTTCCATCCTCTATAGAAAACGCTTTTGACGGCATACTTAATTCCTTTTATCCTATTTATAATGTTTTAAGCGAGTATTTCGACAAGTTCGCCAGTTGCTTGTACATAATTATTGTATCTTGTTTCAAGTCTATTCTGATAACTTGCTTTATATCCATCTTGAAGTTCTGGCATGATCACAATAATCTGAGCATTTAAAGAACCGTCTACGTTATATGTGTCATAATCTAGGATCATCTTTTCGTATTGCTGACTGTCTTTCCACCAAGCAGCAAGTTTAAAAGTTTGTTTTAAAGCAATTTGCCCTTTACGGTCTCTTAGTTCATATACGATAGCACGACCATAGGTTCTATAATCATTGACGCTACCTGCTGCTATTGTTTCTGTTTCTGATGGTTTATAGACACCCTCTGAAACGATAAGTCTGAACTCATCGAAATCACCTTCATCTTCAATTACAGAACGCATAATCTGCGCATGAAGGTACAGATATTTTGCAGTTTCGTATCTATCTTCTACAAACATATGATCCATTGTAATAGGATCACCATGACTACCAAAGAACTTTGCCATAGTGATTCCTCTAGCAAGTTTAGTTCTTTCGGTGATAGTTTTCTTTCTTCTCGGATCATAGATTGGATTTGGTTGAATTGTTACAATATCATTTCGCACAGAACCAGCAAATCGTTTTGCTTCTGCTCCTTTAATTTTACCAAACACTTCTTTTGGATTCGCAGTTCTAGGTGTCGGTTCGTCATCAACAATTGAACCAATTTCTAGTGGTACAGCATTTGAATAAGTTGTATTCAATACGTTCTCAGCAAGAGCAGTTCCAATAAAATCTTCGTTTGCTTGAGTAGCAGGATTTCTTAGTTTAGACCTTACTTCACTGACCGTTAATGTTCTATTTTGAACTCCACCATAATCTACGAATCTGTTTATAGAATTATAGATTACATTACCTGCATCAACGGCAACTTTGAATATACCATACGCAGAATTAAACCAATCATTTTTGATAACAGAGTTGGTTGGTAGCACCGTTGCTTTTGTATCAACTGCTTGCGCAGATGCTGTATTCTTTGCTCCGGCAGATCCACCAGCACCAATTGCACCAGCAGTACCAGATCTCCCTGCTTGCGTTGCAGTGTCAGCATTACCAGTCAATGAACCAACAAATTCAGTTGCCTGTGTTCTTGTCGTATATGCCGTATGGGTTGTGATTGTGTCACTAGCAGTAATTGAGTGACCTGTATATTGATTATAATTATAAGTGATAATATTCTCACCACCCATTGTACCACTATCACCAATAATAGTTAAACTTGAGGCACCCATATTGATATCGGGTGAGGTTGCGATATATCTGTTTTCAGCAGATATCTGATATTCTGACCCAACGATATCATCTTTATTTACACCAACCGTTGTACTTTGATTTCGTTTGACGATATTATTTTGATCACCGAGAACAAGATTAGTTTCCGTTCCAGTAATTGTCTTTGATACATTTCTATTGACAAAAGTTTGGTGATTGTTGTTTACATCTTGACGATAACCACCCTTGATGTCCTCTTCCATATCACCGCCAGCAGTAACAGTAAAGTTACCACCAACATTTAAATCAAAGTCTCCATCGACACGAAGATTCAAGTTACCATGATAGACAATATCACCATCACCTTCAATAATAACCTTTTCACTTCCTGCGGCAACACGAATACTATTATTTGTAGCATTGATAACGACAGTACCATCTGCCCGCATTTCAACACCTGCTCCAGTCTTATGCTTGAATAGCATACGTTCACGACCAGGAGTATCGTCGATTTCCTGAACATGACCAGATACAGTTCTTTTAACTTGATTCAATGGTGCTTTGGATGAAGAATAATCTTTTAACTCAAGATCAATCCCTACATCTCCACCGCCAATAAGTAGTTCATTTTCCTCGATACCTCTTGCTTCAAGATTTACCGATGGAGCATTAGCATATTCACGTTTTGGAAATACACCTTTAGGATCAGCATAAGGATCACCTTTACTCGGAACATTTCTATCTTTGGTTTCTACTAAAAAATCATCGACCATAATTTATTCTCCAAGATTCTCACGTGCGGCAAAGTATGCGGCATCTTTTGTTCCGTAATTTAATTTGGTATTGGTATCTGGATAAAAAACTGCCCACCTTCCACGAACTTCATCGTAGGAAACCGTGTTTCCGTTTATAACTTCACTGTTTAGGAAGTCATCATCTAGGTCTGAATATGGATCTTCCACTTCTACAGTTTCTGAGGGAGAATCATCATCAAGGACGACTTCTATAACCTCACCGTCTTCACCGTCTGGAATTTCTCTTTTCTTTTCTAGATAAGTACCAACCTCAAACTGTGGACCCATTATTTGTATCGTCCTTTGTATTCTAGGCAATATCGACTTTGTAGTATCTGTGAAAT